GCAAAGGAAGGAACATTGGCACATGAATTAAGCGAACTTAAACTAAAGCATTATTTAGATTCAAAAGGCTTTGGTAAGAGAAAGTTTAATGCAGCAGTTAAAAAAATAAAAGAAGATGAATTATATCAAGCTGAAATGGATGGTTTCACTGACAATTATGTTGACTTTATAAAAGAAAAAGCTTTAAGCTTTCCATCTAAGCCTTATATTGAGATTGAAAAAAGAGTAGATTTTTCTAGTTGGGTTCCTGGAGGATTTGGGACTTGTGACTGTATTTTAATTCACGGATCTACACTTTCTATAATCGACTTGAAATACGGAAAAGGTGTTCCTGTCTCAGCTGAGAAAAATGAACAGCTAATCTTATATGCACTTGGTGCTTACAACGCTTTTAGCTTAATTTACGATATCAAAAAAATTGAAATGAACATAGTACAACCACGGTTAAATAATTATTCAAGTTGGGAAGTTGACCTAACAGAATTGTTATTATGGGGTGATTATTTCAACGTTCAATCAAGTAAGGCTCTAAGTGGAACTGGTGAGTTAGTGCCATCTGCTAAGGCATGTAAATTCTGTAAGGCCCGTGATATTTGTTCTGCAAGGGCGGAGAATAATTTATCTCTTGAATCAGAAATACATTTAAATCCTAATGAAATTCCTAGAGATAAATTATTCGAATATATATCACGAGGTGAAGACATAGCGAAGTGGGTTAATGATTTAAAAGCCTATGCATTGAATCTATGTTTAACTGGTGAAGATGTTAAGGGACTAAAAGCAGTAGCTGGTAGAACTTCCCGCTCTTGGACTAATCAAGATGAGGCTCTTAAGAAATTAATGGACGGCGGTATTGATGAAGCAATAATCTTTGATAAAGTACCGTTGACTTTGGCCAAACTAGAAAAGGCCCTTGGAAAAGAACAATTTAATAATTTAGTAGGTGATATGGTTGTCACAAGTACAGGTAAACCTACATTAGTATTTGAAAATGATAAAAGACCTGCGATTACTGACACAGTGAAAGCAACAAGTATTTTTAAACCAATAAATTAAACAAATAAATTAAACCAGAAATTAAGGAGATTTTAAAATTATGACAAATGAAACAACAGCAGTAGTACAAAACGTGAGATTAAGTTATGTGAATGTATTTAAACCTTACTCAAATAATCCAGATTTAACGCCCAAATATAGCACTACAATTTTATTACCGAAAAGCGATTTAAATAGTAAGCAAAGATTAGATGCAGCAATTCAAGCTGCAGCTCAAAAAGGATTAAATGAAAAATGGAACGGTGTAATGCCTCCTGTAGTTGCTAATCCTATCCATGATGGTGATGGTGTGAAGCAAGATGGAACACCTTTCGGAGATGAATGTAAAGGTTGTTGGGTTTTCACGGCCAGTGCAAACGCTGATAGACAACCGCAAATTGTAGATCAAAATGTTCAACCTATCTTGAATCAATCTGAAATTTATTCTGGAGTATATGCGAACGTAGCAATTAATGTTTTCCCTTATATGCACACAGGGAAAAAAGGTGTTGGTTTTGGGCTTACTCACATTCAAAAGGTAAGAGATGGTGAAGTTTTAGGAGGTGCTCCTGTGTCTGCAGATAAATTATTCACAGCGTTAGGTGGTGCATCAAATCCTAATCCATTCGCTAATCCGCAACAAGCACAACCTGTACAGCAGTATCAACAAACTACACCTCAATACCAACAGCCAACTCAACAAGGTTCATTTGGTGTAGATCCATTAACTGGACTTCCACTTTAATATTATAAATTACTAAGGGGGGTTAGCCCCCCTAAATTTTTAGGAGGACTATATGCAACATTTAAGTATTGATATTGAAACACGAAGCAGTGAGAATATATCTAAATGTGGGGCTTACAAATATGCTCAATCTGAAGACTTTGAAATTTTGCTATTCTCTTACAAACTTAATGATTCGGAAGTTAAATTGGTAGATTTAAAACAAGGTGAGAAAATTCCAGATGATATCGTTGCCTTATTAAATAATCCAGACTGTATTAAGCACGCTTATAATGCTGCTTTTGAGTGGTACTGCTTAAATAGGGCTGGATACGAGACTAATATATCTCAGTGGAGGTGCACAATGATGCACGCTACTTATTTAGGGTTGCCTGCTGGATTAGGAATGACTGGTAAGGCAATTGGTATAGCTGAGGATAAGAAAAAGCTGACAACTGGAAGTAGATTAATTCAATATTTCTCAGTTCCTTGTAAGCCAACAAAGACTAACGGTGGTAGGACTTGGAATGATCCGCATCATGATTTAGAGAAGTGGAAGCTATACTGTGATTATAATATTCAGGACGTAGAAGCAGAATATGAAATTTGTCAATATATAAAAGCCTTTGAAGTCCCATCAAAAGAACAAAAACTTTGGGAAATGGATATTCTAATGAACGCTAACGGTGTAATGGTAGATAGAGCTCTTGTAAACGGTGTGCTTTCTATCGATTCTGAAAGTACTAATAATTTAACAGAGGAAGCTTTTAAAATTACTGAACTTGAAAATCCAAATAGTGTTAGTCAACTTAAAACTTGGGTTGAAAGTCAATTAGGAGAAGAACTTAATGGATTAACAAAAGATGTTATTTCTGATTTATTATCGAGAGATAACCTGCCATTAAAAGTTAAAAGAGTTTTAGAGATAAGGCAGCAGCTTGGAAAAACTAGTGTTAGTAAATATGCAGCTATGGAAAATGCGATGTGTAAGGACGATAGAGTTCGTGGACTGTTACAGTTTTACGGAGCGAACAGGACTGGTCGTTGGGCTGGTAGATTAGTGCAGGTTCAAAACTTACCTAGAAACTACATAGATACTCTAGATACTGCTAGAAGTTTTGCAAAAGCTGGTAATTATGAAGCGTTAAAACTTCTATACGGAAATGTGCCTGATACTCTAAGCCAACTAGTAAGAACAGCATTTATTGCTAGTAAAGATAAGTTTATAATAAGTGATTTTAGCGCCATTGAAGCAAGAGTAATTGCTTGGTTAGCTGGTGAAGAGTGGGTAAATGAAGTATTCGCAACACACGGTAAAATCTACGAGGCAACAGCCAGTCAGATGTTTAATGTACCGATTGATAAAATCTCAAAAGGTAATCCTGAGTATAGCCTAAGGCAGCGTGGTAAAGTAGCAACATTAGCATTAGGATATCAAGGCGGAGAGTCAGCTTTAATAGCAATGGGAGCTGATAGAATGGGGCTTACTAGTGAAGAACTTACCGATATTAAAGTTCGATGGAGAGAAGCTAATAAGAACATTGTCCGCTTGTGGTATGCCGTTGGAGATGCTGTAATTCAAGCTATGAATGGTAACGGAACTCAATATGTACGAGGACTTGAGATTCAACGTGAATGGGATATGATGTATGGACTTGATTTTATATCAATTAAATTACCTAGTGGCCGTTCACTTTATTATCCTAAGCCTTTTCTAAAATTGAACCAATTTGAAAAAGATGCACTTCATTATTACGGAGTTAACCAAACTACTAAAAAATGGGAGGTTAACTCAACTTACGGAGGAAAGCTAGTCGAGAATATTGTACAAGCAATAGCAAGAGATTGCCTGGCGGAAACATTGTTAAGATTATACGAAAAAAATTATGACGTTGTAATGCACATTCACGATGAAGTGGTAATAGATGCTTACGATGATGAAAAACTAGAAGATGTAAATAATATTTTGGCAGAGCCTATTCCTTGGGCTCCTGGATTAGTGCTAAAAGGTGCTGGATTTGAGACTAAATATTATATGAAAGATTAGAATGGAGGTTAAAAAGTGCAAGCAAATAGATTATTAGGAATTGCTAAGGCAAATCACAGAAAAGCAACTATTTGGCAAAATACAGATATTAGTTGGCTTGACTTTGTAGAAACTTTAAAATCTCCTGTTAGAACTCAAGAGAAATATGAAGAATTTCTCAAGATGAAAAAATCTGATCAAGATAATTTAAAAGATGTTGGGGGCTTCACAGGTGCTAAGCTTTTAGATGGCCGAAGAAAAGCAACGAACATAATCAGTCGTGATGTTGTTTGTTTAGATTTAGATAACATACAACCAAATATGACTGACGATATTTTAAAAAGAGTAGGTTCGCTTGGGTGCACATCTGTTGTTTATTCTACGAGAAAACACAGTAATTATACACCTAGACTTAGGGTTCTTATTCCTCTTGATGAAAGCTGTACTCCAGATGAATATGAGCCAATAGCTAGAAAATTAGGTAGCTTGTTAGGAATTGAAAATTGTGATCCAACTACTTTTGAAGTTAACCGATTTATGTACTATCCATCATGTTCGGTTGATAGTGAGTACATATTCCAGTTTTATCCTGGGCAGTTTTGTAGCCGTGTTGGTGTGCTTAATATGTATGCAGACTGGACGGACATTTCAACATGGCCACATGTCCCTGGGCAAGACACTAAACAAAAACAACTTTTGGCCAGGCAACAAGATCCACTAACTAAAAATGGATTAGTTGGTTCGTTTTGTAAAGTTTATGACATCACATCGGCCATCCAAACTTTTATCCCTGCTTTGTATGAAACAACGGCCACTCCCGATAGATACACATTCACAGGTGGTAGTACTTCTGGAGGAGCAGTGCTATATGATAATAAATTCTTATACTCACATCACGCAACTGATCCATGTTGTGGCCAACTTGTTAATGCTTTTGACCTAATAAGAATACACAAATTCAGTAATCTTGATGAGAATGTAAAAGACGGAACTCCTGTAAGCAAATATCCATCTTACTCGGCCATGAAAAAACTAGCTCTTGAAGATACTAATGTAGCAGCTTTGATGAATAGTGAAATGGTGGCCAACGCTAAGGATGTTTTTAAAATCGTAGGAAGTGATGAAGAAAATAATCAAGCTGAAGATGAATTAAACTGGCTTTCTCAACTTGAAAGAAGTGAAGATGGTAAAATTCAAAAGACTATTAATAATATAGTTTTAATTCTGGAGAATGACCCGAATTTAAAAGATAAAATTGCTATTGATATATTTAGTAATAGAGGATTAGTCTTTGGCCAACTTCCTTGGGATAAACATTATGACCCAAATAAAGACCATAGAGATTGGTCTGAAGTGGACGATGCTTCATTTTCTAGGTACTTAGAAACAGTTTATAAAATAACGGGCCAGGATAAGCAAGATAAAGCTTTGTTAATAGTAAGTGATGGTAACAGAATAAACTATGTTGAGCGTTACCTAACATCACTAACCTGGGACGGAGTGCCTAGAGTTGATACTCTTCTTATCGATTATTTCGGAGCTGAAGACAATGCCTTTACAAGGGAAGCTATTAGAAAAAGTTTAGTAGCTGCAGTGGCCAGGGCCATAATTGGTGGAGTTAAATTTGATGTAATGACAATTTTAGCTGGGCCACAAGGAGTTGGTAAGAGTACTTTCTTTTCAATATTAGGTAAAGAGTGGTTTAATGACAGTTTACAAACTTTTGAAGGTAAAGAGGCTTCTGAACTTATCCAGGGAAGCTGGATTGTAGAAGTAGGAGAACTTACCGCAATGAACAGGCATGATACAAACGCAATTAAGCAGTTCTTAAGTAAAAGAGAGGATATCTACAGGGAAGCTTACGGAAGACGTACAAGTAAATATCCTAGAAGATGTGTTTTTTACGGAACTTCTAATGATGATGAATTTCTAAAAGACCCCACAGGAAATAGAAGGTTTTGGCCAATTGATATTTGCTTAGGAGAGATTAAAAAAAGTGTTTGGGATGATTTACCAAATGAGGTTGACCAGGTGTGGGCCGAGGCTTACGCATTATTTCTAATGGGTGAAAGCTTGCAACTTAGTAAGGAGGCCGAAGAGTTGGCCAATATGGCACGGGAACAGCATAGAGAGGTTAATCTCCGTGAAGGATTAATCAAGGAATTTCTTGATAGGCCTATCTTACCTGACTGGTATTCTTTAGATAAAAACAAAAGGATTTCATTCTTATCCGGAACATTTACAGCCGATGAATCTCAACTTGTATATAGAAATAAAGTATGTGCAGCTGAGATATATGAGGAGTGTTTACGTGGGGATATTAAGTACATGAAACGACAAGAAGCTAAAGAGATAAATCAAATAATTAGTAATATAGTTGGATGGGTTAAGGAGGAAAAAACATCAAGATTTGGAGCTTACGGACCTCAAAAAGGGTTTCGTAGGGTGTAACTTTGGGGTGTAACTTTCTAATTTCAAAGTTACAAATCAAAAAATCAAATGTAACTTTGGTGTAACTTTGAAAAAATACAAAACGTGGTTATATCAACGTTTACAAGCATCGAGTGTAAATTTAAATGGCTAAGTTCACACCCCAAGTTAAC